AACCAGTAAGCCGCGCAACCGGGAGCGTGCCTGATGTGATGTTTGCTGCATTGGTGGTATCCGTTGTTGCCGAAGGAGCCAAGCCGGAAACATCTGCCGCCGCAACTGAGCCCCATGAAGGAGCCGCAGAAACTCCGCCGCCCGCGCCCGTCTGGACCAAGAAGGTCTTGGTTGTCGTGGTATTGCCCGTCAGCTTGGCCAAAGTGTTGGTGGCTGACGAGTAAATGATGTCGCCCAGTGTGTATGTTGTGAGCCCTGTACCGCCGTTTCCAGTCGGCAACGTACCTGACACCGCGCCAGATTGGTTCAAAGCAACTGCGTTCCACTCGACGTTGGTGCCGCCAGCGTTCATGACCAGAGACTTGTACCCGGCACCCGCAGCCAGCTTTCCCCATGTGTTGGTGCCCGAGCCGTACAGCAGATCGCCCGTTGTAACGGTGGCCGTGCCTGTGCCGCCGTTGGTGGCCGCAACTGTACCGGTCAGAGAAATAGTCTGCCCAACAACACTGATGTTGGTTCCGCCAGTGTAGTCAACCGAACCGCTGAACTGGGTATAGGTCAGCGTGGTGTACCCAATAATCATTGTATTGGGTTCGGTCGTCAGAACGTGCGAGTCACCTGCGTTCAAGGTGCCAGACTGCGTGAAGAAGTAATCGCCCGTACCAAGGCCATCAGGATCAGAAGGGGCTACTTTGTTGCAGTCAGTTGAGCGCGTCAGCACCCAGTTTGTTGCGCCGGAGCCCACTGTAGTTACGACGTAAACGCCATTCTGAGCGCCGGTGGTTTGCAAGCGCACCATCACGCGGTCGTTGGTGGCCAATGCCACGCCATCAATAGTCAGTGCCGCTTGTGTGCCTGCGTTTGTCAGGGTTGCGCCTACGCCCGAGTTGGCCCGAGTGGCGTACGACAAGCCGGAAGCGTTGGTCAGGCCCGTAATCTGAGCCCCGCCATAAGCCAGCGAGAGCGTCAGTGTGTTCAACGCAGGGGTCGAATAGACAAAGTAAGCCGTGTTGATTGCAAGACCGTTACCTGCGGTGCTGTACAGCCAGATTTGATCGTTGACCGCCAAGCCGTGGTTTACCGATGTGGTGACGGTTGTGCCGCTGGTAATGGTGGTGATGTTGAAAGTTGTACCGCCCTGTGCGTATGTGGCGTTCAGGTTGGCTGTCGTCTCGACCAGCACGGGGTTGTGGATGTGCAGCCCCGCTGTGACTTGGCTGTCAACATAGGCTTTTGTAGCCGCTTGCAATGCAATCGTTGGGTTTGCACTCAACAACACGGTTGACTGGAACTCGGCAGCGCCGGTAACGGTCGAAGTGCCTGCTACAGACAGATCGCTTGCCAGTTCAACAGATTGGTCTACGCCTTTGATGCGAACCGCCTCATTAGCCGTGTCCACGCCACCAGCAAACAAAACAACATCTTTATTGGCTGTCTGGTTGCCGATAAAGAAATGATCGCCGTCATGGAACACGTAACCAGAACCGGGTGTAAACAGCGGGTAATCCACCGACGTGTAGTTTGAGCTGTTGATGCCCATGTCGGTGAAGTGCGTGAAACCGTCTGTAGTCTCGTCGTTGTACACCACGAAGTCGGCGGAAGCCGAGGAGCCGTCGCTCTGATTCAGGTTGTACACCTGTCCAAACGAATCCACGTTGCCCACAAACTTGCCCAACTCAGCTTCTAGAGAAGGGTTAACCGTCACACCAGAACCCAAAACTGTGATGGGGCCGCCGTCAATCAGCGTCTGGCCGTCTGGCTCTTCATAAATGGCACGCTCGGCGGGATATGTGACAAACACATCTTTTGTGCCTGCGGAGAAGTTGACCAAGTTACCAGCGTTGCTGGATTCAAACACAGTGTCACGGGACAAAGTGAATGTGCCTGCCGTGTCTGTTACGGTGCCAACACCAACCTCCCATTCGCTACCAGATTGAGCTGCAATGGTGTAATAGGTCTGGTTGCCTGTACCAATCGCGGCAAATGTTTGGAAGCCAGTTGCGGCAGAGCCCAGTGTTGCCGTTCCTGTGCCGGTAACACCTGATGCAACTTTGACTCGATCTTTTAGAACAATGGCCATAAAACCTCTTATGCTTGTGTTTTTACCGGCGTCCAAACGGCTGGCTGGTTGTTGTCAATTGTGCCCCAGCTTGTGGACTGGTAAGCGTTTACGGAACCCCAAGCACTTGTTTGAGAGTCGTTAATAATTTTCCACAAATAGTCCGCCATATCTGCATCCGTGATCGTAGCGGAACCTGAAAATGATGCAAACATTGTTGCAAAAGCCTGAATTGAATCTGTTCCGGTTGCGGAATCCACAAACGTGGCGTTGAAATCAGAGGCTTCTACCAATACAGAGTCTGAGCCGGTTGCGACGTCGGACACGCTTAACAAGAAAGAACCAAGAGCCGCCGTCGAATCAGCACCAGAAGCGGCACCAGAAAGGTTGGCCAAAAAAGTTGGGGCTGCTGCGATGGTTACTGAACCCTGCGCTGCGCCCGACATGTTGGCTGTAAACGTGGATGCCGCAACTTGGGTGACGTCCGCACCAGTAGCTGCATCTGTGAAAGTGGTTAAATAAATTGGGGACGCTTGGAGCAAGGTATCAGCCACAACCGCAGCGTCGCCAAACGACACGTCGTAGGCAACTCCTCCCGAGCCGACTGCCCCCAACGGGGCCGCAGCGAGTGGCGCGAACCCAAGCATTGAGGTGTTCCTTTAAGCTGCGTTCAGGCTGAAGGTGTACGACACGTTCAGTGTGTCACCGCTAACCACGTTGCGGTCGCCGGGGGAATCGAAATCCGCTTCAGAGAACAAGATACCCGAAGTTCCGCTGGCCACGGTGCAGATGAAAGCGCCAGCCACAGTCGCAGTACCAGTAATGGCAAACGACGATGGGGAGCCAGTGCTGTCGATAACCGAAGGCGCTGCAGTTGTAGGAGTACCAAAGGTCACTGCCTTACGCGAGCCAGAGTAGCTGCTGAACTCAGTCCAGCCAGCATGCGAAGCCAAAGTATCGGCAGCGGCAAAAGTAGTGGCGGAAGCGGGGCCAGTAATCAAGCCAAGGTAAAACGCAGCGGTGTAGCTGGAGCCCTTGAAATATTTGTTGTTCATGTCCTGCAGACCAGTGTTCACAACGAGGTTGTGCATCTTGCTGGACCACTTCAAGTTGCCGTCTTTGTCGAGGCACTCAACGTGGTAAACACCACCGCCTTTGGCGGACTCGCCAAAACCATTTTTAGCAACCATGCCAGCAGTCACGCTGTCTGCAGCTTTTGCTTTTTCGATAGCCATAAAGACCCCTTTTAGGAAATACGGATCAGCGCACTGGTCCCTGTGTTAGCGGGCATCTGCACCGTGAAAGTGGTAGTGGCGGTTTTATCCGACCCAAAGTCCAACACCGCAATTGCTTTGTTGCTCTTGCTGGCATTGTAAATGAGGGCGCCCCGTGCAGTAAAGACTGCAGGGTTCCATGAGGGGTCGGCAAAGTCCACATACGCCGTGGTGCCGGAAGTCAAAACCGTCACTCCTGTGAGCGTCTTGCCGCCTGCTGTGTAGCCCGTGCCGGATGTTTCACCAGATGTTGTGTAAACGGTGGTTGCCGCACCCAAATCGGCGGTTGCCAAATACAGCGCCATCTTGATGGTGTCGGTTTCAAGATCGTGAACTCCAAGCAAGATGTCCTGCTTGAAGCTCGTGGTGAGTGTTTGCTCAAATGCCATATCAAGTCACCGCCTGTCGGTATTGGCCAGAACGATAAGCGTCCTGACGCTCCATGCCATCGCCCAGACGCTTTGCCAAAGCCAATGCCTCGGTGTACTTGGTGTTGTACAACTGCACCATGTCGGCTTCACCCTTCATGAAGGTGATGGCCTCCACCAGTGAGCCGTACAACAAGACTGAATCGAAGTTATCACCCAGCCATGTTTGACCGGAGGCAGCCGTGCTGATCGACTCAGGGTAGTAGTAATAATGCAATTCAACAGAGTACACCGCCGCTGGCGTTGGGCCAAGAATTAGCGACAACTCGTTCGTGATGATCGGAGTTGCATCGTTGGTTGTGGACGGGCCAAACAAAGCGTAATACTTTGGAATCCCGGTGCTTGTTGGACTGGGGTACGCCTGACGGATGAAGTTGACGTCTTTGTTGAGCAGATACTCGTACGCGCCCGTGCCGTCGATGACGGCCAGTGAATACACCGCCAAAAAGTCGCTTGGAGCGGACAGGTACTTGTTGTTCGTCGTGGTGACGCCCGTGACGTTCTTGCGCAACGAAGGGAACTGCACCGTGTTGTAGATGCGCTGCTCCGCCTGCTTGACAAACACCGGGATGTTGTCAATGAAGTCTTGGTCGAAGTTCTGCGTGTAATCGCAGATAGCCGCAGTCAACTGGGTGTAGTTCATGTTCGTATCAGGCCATTGGGCCGCGAGCCATCACGCCTTTTGTAGCCGCGCCAGTGCCACGGATTTTGATGCCCGAGGTTTTGGTTGGCTTGTAGTCGTTGCTGTGGTTAGTGCCCACAGACACGTTCATCTCGCGCATGTACTTCTTGTTGTCTGTATCAGGCAACACGGCGTTAGTAGCGGCGGGTTTGGGTTTTTTGTACGTTGCCATGATGGGCTCCTTAAGATGTTGAGATTGTCACTTGGCCGACTGCAGTAGTCAACACCAAGTAGTTGGGGGTGAGCTCGTCTTCAAAGAACCGGGCTCCGCCAACAGGGTTCCATCCCCACTGAATGTCCCGAGAGCCGCCTGTGTTGTACCCGTCTGGGCCAATACCGGCTGTAACATATGTGGTGTCCCGACGAGGGTTACGCACTGCCTGTGGGTCATCCACAGGATACATACCCAACTGCAACTGCGGCTGGTCAGGGTCCCAGCACGAATCGCACACGAGAATGTTGACCTGCTTGGTCTTGATGATCTCTTTGCGCAGCTCGGTCAGTTTGAACTGAAAGCCACAACGATCGCACATGGCGATCGAGTTTTTGGCGCTGGCAAACCGGTTTCCCATTTAGGTACCGCTTCCGATGTACTGACGGCGTGGCACAAAGCGCACAGCCGCCTTTTCGCGGTCTTCCGTGGAGGCAAGCTCCCAAGCCTCGTCGTACTGGGCTTTGAGCACAGGCAAACGATCTGTACCACCGGGCACCTTCAGGGCCAAGTAGTAGGCCAAGCCTGCCACCATGCAGGGCAAGAAGCGGAACGGCATGTCCATTGTGTTGACACCTTCACCCGCATTCTGGATGCGGCGCAACCGCCAGTACACGAAGGTGTATGGCTGGCTGTTATCTGGCACGGGCCAGACGGTGATACGAGGTGTGTTCAGGCGCTCAATCCAGACCTGAATAGGCCGGGCTTGCTGCAATTTGTTGGGAATCGTGGCGTAGGTAGAAACACTAATACGCGTGATGGTCAGGTCAGCCTGAGTCGAAGCACTGCCTGCGCCCGTACGGATGACGTGCTCCAGCAGGTCAACGGTGTCTTCTGGCAGGTTGTATGTGGCTGTGCCTGCCACCAACGGGATCGAGCCCTGCTCGTAGGTGAACATGTTCAACCCACGGTTGGCCCAGTCGGCAAACATCAAGTTCATCGAGCGGCGAGCAGTGCGCAGGTCGTAACCTGTACGCATCTCGGAACCCACGCGCTCAAACGCCTCCTCAACGATTTCCGTCAAGTCGAGGTTAAAGTTGGCTACGCCTGAAGTTGCCATTATCTAAACCCTGCTGTTTTCTTTGCAATGTTCTTAGGCTGGGCCACAAACTGCTTACCAGCCGCCTTACCAGCACGCTTTGCACGGGTCGTTGCCGCATACTCTGCGGGGCTCAGCGATTTTATCGCCTTCTCCGGCAAATAACGCTCGCCTGTTTTTGAAGACGGCTTGCCGCTCTTGGTCCGCCACTTCTGGTCGGTCCAGTCTTTGAGCGACTTCTGGGGTGCTTTCACGTCAGTCCTTGTACCCACCGCCAGCGGCTTTGTACTTCTTGGCCACAAGCTGTGCTTTACGGGCTGACCATTGGCCTGCCTTGGTGCCATGCGTTGCAGCAGCTTTGACTTGGCTCACAATCCGCTTGCGCAGACTGGGCTTGGTGTAGTTGCCAGCCGCATTGACTTTACCGCCTTCAGCGTACTGCGTGAAGTCGGTGTCATCCCGGCGGGCTTTACGCACACCCTTGGGCATTTTGGAGGGGGCAATTGCCCCCATGCCACGGCTGGCCATCATGTCAGCACACCTTGCCGCGAGTTTTGCCGCGCTGGGCAATACCGTCTGCACGCTTGGAGGC